CCGCGCAGAAGTAGCTGTATTGTTCCTTATCCACAAATTAGGTGTTGCATGTGTTATAGTGGTCAGCCAGGTTGTATTAGTCGGTTGACTCCTAGCTGAACCAAACGCAGCATCACGCTGATCAATGGCAATCCTGGGAACTTTTGCATAAGTTGGAATTACAACTCTGCTAGCTTCCAGGGCTTCAGGAATTGTCGAACAGCCCAAGGGGCTTATGCTCTTATCGTAAAAGCTACCAAAAGTGGAAGCCGCAGCATTACCGTCATCAGGAGCGAATGTAAAAGAATGTGTCAGTGACCCTGTCCTGTCCTTATACACAACATAACCGGTTGAACCACGTACATAGCTGTACATCTCAGCAACTCGCGAAGAGCGTGCTGCAAAGTATAAAGCTCTAGTGGTGGTTGACATCGGTGTTGTTAATGCTGGACAATTTGGCTTAAACCAAGGATCAAGGGTTGACGAACCAATAGTATTACCGGCTATGTCGGCAACATAATAATCAGGAATCTGAATCAATGATTTTAATGACTTAAACACCTCACCAATACACTGCTCACTCGCAACATTCTTTACCTCTAACTCAGCCAAACCTGACTGAAACGAAACTGCAACTGTACCAGAACCTGGCACTGCCGACATCAAGCTTGTGGTATTCACAGCCAACTCAAAAGAAGGTTGTGCACATACCTCAACCATGAAATTGACAGTACTAGGCACTACGCTATTAGCTGTGAGCGGACTCACAACCATAACTGAAATGTCACCAATAAATTCGCCCAAAACGCCACAATAAGCATTAGGGTATACAAAAGGCACATCATACTCAAACGACGTACCATCCTGTAAATCAAAAACCATGGATTCACCTGTTAGTGTAGGTCCCGTCCCAGACGTAGCTGGAATAACTCGGGTGTTGGATATGGGAAGACCCGGTGTTGTCGATGTCGACCTCACCGGAATGAATGTAACTGCAACGCGTCCACCATGCAACTTTGTACATGCGAACGTAAACCGATACCTCAAATTTCCACGCCAATACCTGAAATTGTCACTAAGATAGCAAAGAGTCGATGGATAGAAAGCATTCTCTGTAAGTGAATTGCCGGATTTCAACGCTGTGTTACCTGTTGCACCTATAGCAGATAAGGAATTATCTCTGTACCAAAATGCAGAGGGCGTAACTGGTGCCGAATAGATCGTGTCTCCAGGATTTTGTGTTGTGGTGTAATTACCCCTATATATATAGGAATATTTACTCAACACATAATCCATAGACATCTCATCTACATCATTGCAACCAACAGTGGCATCTATGGCCAACTTGTTAGATTGAAATGGCGCCATGCTATACCCCACATTTGGCAAATCAGTTTGTCCCTCACCTGTGTAAATATTGCGGGCTACACGCGTTGTCAACTTCTCATCCAGCGGTTTACTAAAGCCAAAAGCCTCCAAAGCACCACTTGTGCTACGGAGAAACCAATCTGAAGCCCCACCTACGGTGGATAAACCAGGTACTATGCTCATCGCGCTAGCCACATCAGCTAGCGCTCCCACAGTGCCTGATAACACACCCTTAGCGTGGCCCTCATCCTGAACCTTGCTTTTACCTGTTCTAACTGATTGTACATGCGCGGTAGAGTGTCTGTCGATACCAGCTTGCGTGTTAACAGTCGTCAATGCAAATGGAACATGTCCAATAAGCTCAACATCATCCATACTAAAGTATATGCTATACCTAGGTACACTCTGACCGGCCACAACGGGGCAGCCAGTTAAGTTCACCAAGGCATAAGCACCATACCTCTGTAAATCATTACCTACTGTAGCAATCTTCAAATACTCTTCACTAAACACAAATGGAACTGAAAGCTCCATCATAGTTTGCTCAGCAAGATTCATCCTAACATTAGGTAAGTGTACAGATAATGGAAAATGATTACCTCTAAACTTGTTGTCATTTGCACATCCATACTGCCACACGGTACTCAGTACTCCTTGATGGAATGCTGTTTTACTAATAATGACTGTAATCTTGAGAGTGAACCTCACACCAAGATATCCAGCCAACCTATCCCACGTAGCAGCTCCAAACGCATTTCTAAACTCTGCACTCTGAAAACCAGCTGCGACAACAGTACCAGGCGAGGCACCTAAAGTGCCCGACGCTATTAACACCGGACGTGCCAAAAGACGCCTGATACTGTTATCCTCTATGTCCTGTTGCAAATTCGCATATGAAGTTGTGCCGGGTGCTTCCGCACACACAGCAGCTTCATTTGAAAACGTAGCAATGTCATACTTCTCCTGAGAACCATCAACTGTGATCCCTTGAATCGTGTCGCAAATCTCTTCCTCAGCGACTTGAGGATTTGTTACTTCTGTTTTGTTGAAAAGCTATTTACTCATGCACCGCTAGCTCACGCAAATGCATAGCATAACCATCCTCTCTCTTTACGTCTGAGTAGTGGACGTTCTGGGCATAACCGTGGTTATGAATTATGTGCCATGCCTCAAAACCATACATCCAGTCGCGTAGCGACATGGTTGCGCGTTGCTTCCCTACTGGTAAGCGGCAATGGTACCCCATTATCATGGCACCATTGTTCCAACTTTGGAAAGATCTCATTCCACTTGTCCTCCGTATGCAAGCATAGCTCACATAGAAGGTTTTTCAAGCGCTCTTTCATGTCTCCCATGGGGTCCCTGGCATTTTTGTACCAGTAACCCGCATATAGGAAACTCTCTTCAGCCAAGGGACCGACCCAACCTAAGTTAGGTCCGGTCTTCAGCAATCTGTTCCCTATCGTGTCATCCTGCTTGAATCCTCTCTTCAGAAACGTACATGACTCAAGGTCCGTGTAAGGGACTAACACACCTGACTTGTTGCCAGGCGTGTATGTAAGTCCAAACATGTCACTCATGGTTTGCGCCACTGTGACCTGGTTGAACTTATCCCTCATCTCCTCATCCACTGCCGATATGTTATCATCACCAAAGGTGTTAATGAAGGCATGCTTCCACATGTCTTCCATATCACCCGTGTTGGCCATGTAACATCCCGTCAGTGTGATCAAGGAGTACATGGAATTGACCATAGTGGTCAAGGGATGACCACTTGGCAAAGACTTGTTCCATTGCACAACATATCGCAGGCTGTTCCCAGTCCCACATATATGTCGCGAGTGGACAAGTTCAAGCCAATACGTGTTCCTTGCGTTCTCATCCTCCTGGGACCATTCTGGATTATTGTACCGATACCATCGGTTTACGTAATCCAGGATGGCTTCATGAACCCAGGGCTGCTCACTCGCATCGAATCTGGAAAAGTCACCATCAAATACATCATCGCCAACCTGCTTAAGGTTGCTCACCAACTTGAACCAACCAGTATACTGGTTTACACCAGGTGCCATACCATTGTCAACGTGCGTGTCAAACATCGCAGCCACAAAAGCTCCAAAATATTGACGCACGGCAATGGTGTAATCCACCGGTGTGGCTGATATCACTCTCGTAGCAACCTCCTTAACCTTCTTCATGGGTCTCAGTTCGTCCTTAAGGAAATCTGTGCACAGATGCAAACACCTGATGTTGTATCGTGCTTGAAGGTTAAGCAAGTCAACGCTCGACTTCAATGCCTGCAAAGCCTCGTTGTTCTCATAATCAAACTCATAGTCTCCATCATGTCCAAAAAAGGCTGTCTTTCCTGGGGTCCGTGGTGTCACATACTTAGACCACGAGTACCCTGGGCTGGTTTTCCTGTTTATGGGTTTAAGCTTCCAGCCTTCTGGTGCCTTTATCGCTTCTTCAAAAGACAACAAATCCCGTGGGTGATGTTTAGTGGCCTCCCAATGCCTCTGCATAGCTAAGTCCACTATTGGTCTCAAATCTTTGGGGTTCTTGTAAGTCTGTGGTGTTTGATAGGCCTTCAAACCTTGTACCATAGGTTCTCGCTTCTCCCCATCAACAATAGTTGCTCTCAAAACGGCTGGAGCCATGGGACACTCTCCAAAAAGCTTATCGGTAGCCATTGTTGACTCCTTCAGATTTGTCTTGGTGGGCATGTTGACAGGTGTTTCCAAAACACCCAAAAGCTCAAAAGAGCCTTTAACAAGACCCATCTCGCTCAAAGAGCTCTGAAGCTCAATATGCTTCTGTCCTGAAGTCCATGCCACATCACGCGACTCTTCAGCCCAATCCTCGTAAGTATTGAGCTCTGTGAAAATCTGTCTTGCCACCTCCTGGCTAACAAGGGTACTATAACCCTCGCGGCCGTGGTGGTTATCTCTCCCTGCCGAATGGAATCCCATAATGCATCTACTACTGGTGTACCGAGCTTCCGCTATTGAAAGCGGAGCACCGCAGTCACCTGCCATGGTAGGTGCATTATACTTAACGAGCCCGTCAAGTGTTTGCTTGGTCTTGGTATCGCTTG